TTTCTTCAGTGTCACTGTTCCATCTCTGCCATTGATTGCGTTGGGCAAAGACACGAACCGTAGCACCTACACTGTAGACTATATCATCACCTGTCTTGAGGGTGAATGCACCTACAGGTACTACCTCTGTCTTTATCATCTTACCATTGAGTTCTACTTCACCCATGATAGGTTGATGCAACATTCCTAAACGTGATATTGATGGGAGAAAGTCTGCGTTACTTGTCTTTATAGACACACCCATTAGTTCTGCCATCGACTGACCACGTTCATTTGCTATTGCTAGTTCATTACTCATTCTATATCCTTTTCTATAGAGTCAAAGAGCCTTAGTTATACACTATATATCAACTGTGTCAAGCCAGTTGTTACCTATTTTTGCTTCTAAAAGCATAGGTACATTCATATTTATTCCATATGTCTCCTCTATTATCTTGTTTAAGTCTTGGTTCATAGTCCACACCATAGATAGTACCAAGTCTTTCTCATCAGGATGGACATCAACCACCATAGAATCGTGTACAGTATTAACCAAACACGACTTCATATGTCGCAAACGTTCATGCATTTCATTAAGTACCACTGGCACTACATCACCAGTAGCAAAGCCTTGTACTGGGTAGTTCTTTATCATAGTGAAGTGCGTTGGTACACCACTGTGTCGTCTTGTCACATCAGGGAAAGCATACTGTCTACCTGATACGTTTGTTATCTTCAAGAAGCGTAGGGCTTCATCGGCTAGATTCTTGTGCCACTTGGCTATGCCCTTGTACTTATCGTTGAAGTGGGTGTAGTAGGTTGCTTCAGCTTTCGTGCGTCCGTAACCGCTTGCCCCAAAGAGAGGAGCGAACGTGTGTTCTTTAGCTGCTTGACGTGACGTTGGCTGTCCTGCATCAGTAATAACTTTTGCTGTGTAAGCATGTACATCGAAGCCAGTTGAAATTTCTTGCATCGCTGTTTCATCCTGTGCCAGGAACG